ACTAGAGCTTGACCGCCTATTACAACCTATGCAGTCATGCTTGGTAAACAGTGTGCATGATAGTGTGGTAATTGACACACACCCTGATGAGATAAATGACGTGTTAAGCATTATAGATTTGCTTAATGATAACTTGAATGATATAATTCAAAAAGAATATGATATAGAAATGAATGTACCACTACTATTAGAGTCTAAGATTGGTGACAACTGGCTTGACATAAAAGACGTTTAGTGGTATAACTTGAGTCTTAACTTAGTATGCATAGAAAGGATAAAATATGCAAGAGAACGCAGTAGCATTAAAGGTAGATAACATGAACTTGGCTGACGCAATGGGCTTCTCTGCCCCTGCAGGACAGGCACAGTCTAGCCTAGCTAGGATTACAGGAACAGTTATACAGGAGGTTATAGATGGTAAGGTAGCATCTTCCCCTGTGTTTAAGATTGTGACTGAGGAAGACACAGTGTTCGCAAGGAAGGTAGAGGTACGCCTGTTTGCTGAACGCCAGAAATGGCAGCGCTGGGATAGTGAGAACAATACTATGCAAAAATCTGTTATGTCAACTAACTTAAATCACGACATGAAAGATACTATTGGCACGTTTAATCTTGGTAGACCATCAGGTTACATCAAAGACTTTGCTGCACTACCTAAAGATCAACAAGACCTGATCCGTAGTGTTAGCCGTGTTAAGGTTGTCATGGGTATGGCTACACTAACAGATGCTTTCTACGAGGGTGGTGCTCCTGCTGATGGACATGATCAGGAGTTTGCCTTTGTCATGGATGTTAAGAACCGTGACAGCTTAAAGTCTATTGACACTACAGTAGGCAAGCTAATCAAGAAGCGTATCAACCCTGCAGAGCAGGGCGTAGCTTTGTTAGGGGAGACACGCAGTCTACCAAACGGTAATCCTTACATGGTGATAGCTGCTTCACTCAGTGACTTTGTTGGTTTGCAAGAAGGTGATAACGATACTCTGCAAGATTTTCTAGACTACGTTGGTGCTAACAATGATTACGTTACTACCAAGTGGGCAGAGAATAATGTAGAAACTATATCTGCCAGTGAGCAAAACATTGTAGCTAACATAGTAGATGTGGAGGACTTTGAATAGTGAATCATCCTGCTGAAATAGCACTGCACCAGTATCTAAGAAACTCTATTGATGGTAAGTCTAAGATGTCAAAGGCTATCATTAAAAAAGTAAAAGATGATATTGGTGCGGCTCTTGAGAAACAGTTCAATGAGCCTGAAGGTAAGCGAGAGTTTAAGCTAAGGATGTCCAATGTCGGGCGTCCTAAGTGCCAGCTTTGGTTTGAAAAGAATGATCCAGTACATCAAGATGTATTCCCTACGTCATTTAAGATTAATATGATCTTTGGAGATATGATAGAAGCACTACTGAAAGGTTTGTTACGAGCTTCCGGGGTAGAGTTTGGTGATAACAAGAAGGTATCACTGCCTTTGTCTGACACTGAGGAAATTGCTGGTGAGTATGACATGCTACTGGATGGTAAGATAGATGATGTTAAGTCAGCTAGCAACTGGTCATACGAGAATAAGTTTCTAGACTTTTATACGCTTGAGAAGGGTGATGGGTTTGGCTACGTGCCACAGCTTGTCGGCTACTCTGAGGCAGCTAACAAGAGTGTAGGTGGCTGGTGGGTTGTCAATAAAAACAATGGTAGCTTCAAGTATGTATCAGCAGCAGAGGTAGACAAGGACAAAGTTATACAAAAGATAAAGGATGTCCATGAGTACCTCAAGAGTGACGCACCATTTGAGAGGTGCTTTACAGATGAACCAGAGTCTTACAGAGGGGTCAACAGTGGTAACTACAAGCTACCTATGGACTGTAACTTCTGCTCACACAAAGCTAAGTGCTGGCCTACGCTGAAGAGCTTACCATCTAAGGTGTACAAAGGTAAAAGAGAAGCACCTGTCGTACACTACACTAGACTGAAAGGCGAATACTAATGACAGAAGTAAAGATAAACGACAGACAATACGACACCGACAGCATGACAGAGGAACAGCTAGACTTGTTGAACGTCTTACAACAAAACACTGTCATAGCTAATCAGCTAGACCATCAGATACAATGTGTTCGTGCTATCGGCAAGGTAAAGCTAGAAGAACTTGTTAAGTCACTAGATGCCCCCAAGAAAAAGACATAGTACTAGGAGGTATCGCAGTGGCTTAGAAGATAATGTTGCTGCGTATCTTAAAAAACATCAGAAGAAAGTCAGGTATGAGCGTTTAAAAATAGAGTGGGAAGACCTACGATACAGAACGTACACACCTGACTTTATGTTAGACAATGGTATCATAATAGAAACCAAAGGCATCTTTGACGTAGAGGATAGACGCAAACACTTAGCTGTCAGGAGACAACATCCAGAGCTAGACATTCGTTTCGTCTTTAGTAACTGCAAAGCAAAGCTGTACAAGGGATCAAAGACAAGGTACTGTGATTGGTGTGACAAGCATGAGTTCAAGTGGGAACACAGGGTTATACCTGAAGCTTGGCTAAAAGAGAAAGGTAAACTTATAACAGTGAAGACAATACTGTTCAAAGGTAAAAAGAAGGTGACAACATGAAGTATGTAATAGGAGATGATGAGGTAGCTTTAGTTTTAAAACCGTGTTCCTTTGACAATAAAGGTAAGTGGACAGGTGAGATGAACACTGGGCTTGTGGTAGGAGAAATAAAACTACTTAACTCAGAGGATGTATCTTACGTTGTACATTTAGCTACACTTATGGGTGCTTTTTTAGAGCTTGCACAACATGACGATGAGTTGTATAATGCAGTAGAAGAACACAGAAATGATCTAATAGGCTTTGAACAACAAGAAGAACAGCCCTTGTACGAAAAGGTAGAGGGTACAGACGGTAAGGTTCTAAAGCTAACCAGATTTACTAAGACACAAGGAAACGCATAATGAGTGTAATAACTATGGCAGATCAAACTATTGACGTATCTGATATAATAAATGCTGACACTACGTTTAACTATGACAGTGTGAATAAACCAGCACACTACAACCTGACTGATGGTATAGAATGTATAGACTACATTAAGCAGGTGTTAGGGCCACACGGTTTCGTAGCTTACTGTAGAGGTAACGTAATAAAATACAACCACAGGGCAGCGTACAAGAACCCTACACCTGTAGAGGACTTAAAGAAAGCACAACAGTATTTAACATGGGCAAACGAAACACTAAAGGAGATACACAAGTGAACGGCATGAACAAAAAGTTTAGCGTTACATTTCTATTGGAGGTAGATGAAGCGTGTAACGTACTATCAACTGTACAAGATGCACATGAGGAGGATGTGCGTGACCTGATACACAATACGTTTCACGACATAGACGATGTTAAAATAGACAACTTAAATATTAAGGAGAGGACATGATCAACGCAAGCGACATAGAAGCGTTTGAATACTACAACAGAGTAGACAACGGTGAAGAACTACCTACAGACTACCAGACCTTTATACATCAGTCTAGGTATTCTAAGTGGATGCCAGAAGAAAAGAAAAGAGAGAACTGGAGTGAGACAGTACAACGCTACATAAGCAATATGGTTGACGGTAAAGTATCCCCGGCAGAACAGCTAATGATAGAGGATGCTATACTAAAGCTAGAAGTAATGCCATCCATGAGAGCCATGATGACTGCAGGTCCAGCAGCAGACAGAGATAACACATGCATATACAACTGTAGTTACTTACCCGTAGATGACCCTAAGTCCTTTGATGAGGCTATGTTCATCTTGCTCTGTGGTACTGGTGTCGGGTTCAGTGTCGAGAGGCAGTACATCAACAAGCTCCCTGAAATTCCTATTCTCTATCATTCCGATACTACTATCATTGTTAAGGACAGTAAGGAGGGGTGGGCTAAGGCGTTTAGACAAGTGTTGGCACTCCTGTGGGCTGGTGAAATCCCTAAGTGGGACATGTCTCTTGTACGTCCAGCAGGTGCTAGGCTAAAGACATTTGGCGGTAGGGCTTCTGGCCCAGCGCCTTTAGTTGATCTATTTAGGTTTACTACACAGACGTTTAAAAATGCTGAAGGGCGTAAGCTTAGTGCTCTAGAGTGCCACGATATTATGTGCTTTGTAGGACAGATAGTTGTGTCTGGTGGTGTAAGACGCAGTGCTATGATCTCTTTGTCTAACCTTAGTGATGATCGTATGCGCCACGCTAAGTCAGGCCAGTGGTGGGAGACAGCAGGACATCGTGCTCTAGCTAATAACTCTGTGTGCTACACGGAGAAGCCAGATATGGAATCATTCTTACGTGAGTGGACATCTTTGGTAGAAAGTAAGTCAGGGGAAAGAGGGATATTTAATCGTGAAGCATCTAAGAAACAAGCTGCAAAAAACGGTAGGCGTGACAGTGAGTGGGACTTTGGGACTAATCCATGCAGTGAAATCATATTGCGTCCAAACCAGTTCTGCAATCTTACTGAGGTTGTGGTTAGGGCTACGGACTCTATTGACGATCTTGAAAGGAAAGTCAGAGTTGCAACTATTCTGGGAACAATACAGTCCACCTACACAAAGTTTCCATACTTGCGAAAGGTGTGGCAGCGTAATACAGAAGAAGAACGTCTGCTTGGTGTGTCACTCACAGGGATAATGGACAACCCATTAATGACTACAAAGAACAAAGGTCTAGAAAAAACATTGGAGTACTTAAAAGATGTCGCTATTTCTACTAATGCTGAACTTGCTAGCAATCTCAATATACCCCCGGCTACTGCAATTAGCTGCGTTAAACCATCGGGAACGATCTCCCAATTGGTTGACAGTGCGTCTGGTATTCACCCTCGCCACAGTTCATTTTATATCCGTACTGTACGTGCTGATACCCACGACCCTCTAACTAAGTTCATGGCTGATCAAGGTATACCTAACGAGCCATGTGTTATGAAGCCTGACAGTACAGTAGTGTTCAGCTTCCCTATCAAGTCACCAGATAAAGCAGTCCTGAGAGATGATCTAACAGCCATAGAGCAGCTAGAAACTTGGCTCATGTATCAGAGACACTGGTGTGAGCACAAGCCCTCAGTGACGATTACAGTGCGTGACGATGAGTGGCTTGACGTAGGTGCATTTGTGTACAATCACTTTGATGAGATGAGTGGTATATCTTTCTTACCTCACTCAGATCACACGTACCAACAAGCGCCCTATCAAGAAGTAGGCAGGTCAGACTACAATATGTTAGCATCACTTATGCCAACTAGTATTGATTGGTCTAGACTATCTGACTATGAAGAAGACGATAACACAGCAGCTATGCAAACACTGGCGTGTAGTGGTGATAGCTGTGAAATAGTAGACTTAACATAAAGGAGAAATAAAATGGTTGAGTTTTTTGTAGTATCTATAATTGCTGTTGGAGTAGTAACAGAGGCAGTCTATCCTGCCATTAGTAGTGGCATTGATATGGCTACACCCTATGTTAATCAAGGCATAGATGCAGTAAAAAGTATCATTAAATGAAGTGGATACTAGTCCTTATCTTTTTTAATGATGGACTACACTACGCACAAACACAGCCTTACTTATATGAGAACTATGATATATGTCAGGTTGCAGCAGATGAGGTAAAAGAAGTGTACGTAAAAAATATGCCCCATGAAGATGCAGAAGTTATGGCTTTTTGTGCCGCACTACCCCGGCGTCCATGACCATAGAGAGTGAAGCAAAAGAACACATGGAAAGAAAGCAAAGACTTTTTTATGAGGGACTATTGAGAAAACTAGAGCCTGTCAAGCAACACATAAATGAGTACTTGCCTAACAGCAAGAACAAAGATAGGGCTTTAGAAAGGGTAGATGATGTAAGTATGATAGCTAAGTATACTGCAGAACTACATGGATTAAAGTAAGACTAATCTACTTTAGCACTAGGTGGACACTGCTGGTTATAATCCCACAAGACTATGTGGTAAGGCCAGTAGTAATACCTAGTGCTAATTTCTTGTGGGCATCTGTACTCACACACTTTGTACATTGTGGCTATCGGAGCTACTCCAAAGAATATACCAGTTAGAGCACATATCACAGGCCAGTTTTGATTTTAAGATTCAAGTGATCAATGTAGGACTCATATGTTTTAAGTTCTCTAAAGTTAAAATCTTTCAGGTCTGCATTTACGCCTAAGCTTTTCATATACTTCATAGCTTTAGATTGTTGTAGCTTAGTTCCTTTAGTAGATGCTCTGTACCTTTGCTGATCCATGTAACCAGTAGTACCTACTATATCAAAGTGTTTTCTAATTTCATCCCTAGCTTTTTTTAGTTCATACTTTACACGGCCTCGCCTGTATTCAAGATCACCCTCTTTAAAATTCTTACTTTTAAGCAATCTTTGCATACGCTTTTCTAATACAGGCGCTAGTGTGCCGTTGAATATCTTGTCATACGCAGGTATGTTTGATCGTTGATCCTGCTTCCAAGACTGTAGCTCTGTCAGTGTATAAGCCTGTTCTGTAGCAGTTTTACCTCTTTTAATATTCAACCCCAGTATACGGGCCAGAGGATTAGCGTCATAGATATCACCCTCTCTGCTGGACACACGTAGGTTCTCACCTGTTAAGGTGTCTGTCTCACCTATCAATGCCTCTATTATATTGTCAAAGTACTTAGTGGATGACTGTGTGAATTTATCAAACCCCTCAGCTTGTCTAACATCTTTAGCTATGTCATTGTCTGCGAGAAAGCCTACTGCTCTATTGACTGCATCTAATGGACGTGTAGCTCCTGCAGCTATGTTACCTAAAGATTTATACAAACCATCTAGCTCTGCTCTTCTGTCACCACTACCAGTAAAGAAATCAAATACATTAAATAGATCGTTACCAAACTGTGCATCTCTTGCTACTTGTCCTATAGCTAGCTGATTAAGTATCTCTTCTCTTAGCTCTGGTGGAATAGCTTCTCCTTTTTTAAGAGATAGGTTAGCCCCACGCCCCACAGCTAAGAATAAAGAAAAGGGAAATACGTTTCTAACATCTATAACAGTACCGCTAACCTCTACTTCATTTACACTTAATCCTTTTTTCTGTCTCTCATCATCCATCTGCATAGCCATTACTAATGCAGAACTACCCACAAGAGAACGAGCAAATGCTTCATTAGTTTTTATACCGGGTTCTTTTTTAACTATGCGACTAGCAACCCCAACAAAACTTAGTGGACTCCACTGATACGCAGTAGCTACTACGTTATTCATAAATCTGCCAAACGGTATGACAGTACCAAGCAAAGGTGTGTTGGATGCTTGCTCTACAAACTTAGCAGCAAAGCCTAGATACTGATCGTCACCTGTGTAGTCTTTAGAGAACACTGATCGTAATGTAGTATCTACTGCACCACCTATTACATCATCATCTAGCTTAGTAAGATCACCAGACTTTAGCACATCAATCAAAGTTGTATCCTCATGCTTTAACCTAACGTACTTATCTAGCTCAGTCATAAACATTTGTGACTTAGTGAATACATCCTGTACACGTACACCTGTTATGGTCATAGCAGCATCAGCAAATACCTCTGACTTTTGAAGTATACCACTGTCCATACTCATGCCATATCTCTCTGCCGTTCTTTCTACACCGCCACCTATTGTTTCAAACAGTAAACCTTTAACTTGTTTATTATCGCCTAGCTCATCCATCAATCCCATGAACGACTCATAGGTTGACATAGGGTCAAGAAAGTTTTTCATCTTCTGTGTTTGTACATCTCTGTATACACGAGACTGTCTGAATAACTCTTTACTTAACTTAGTATTTCCTACACCTGCTGCTGCAACACCAGCTATACCTAACTGCCCAGAGGCAAACAGATCAGCTACACCTTGTCCTGCAAAGAACTGGGCGTAACCAGCTACGTTAGCTGCAGTTGTAGCTGGGGATGAAACTAATAGACGCTTCCATATGTTCTGTGCGTATGCACCCACCTTAACCTTTTTAGTTACACCAAGTATGCCCTCTTCTTCTAAGGTATCTCTTACCTCTTTAGAGGCTAATGTCTTTGATAATATCTCATTACCTGACACAACACCAGCGTCTGTAGCTCTACGCACACTAGCCATAACACTAAGTGTGCTACCTGCCCCACTCGTAGTGGCTGCTATGATGTCACCTAGCTCTACAGGCAGAGATGCAGTAGACCCTAAGTCTATGCTAGTTTCTTTTTTAAATAACTTAGACAATACTTTAAGTTCTTCTTCAGGCATGTACTGCAGGAGGTTAGTCATTACATCAGATACTTTTGTTTTCTTAGAAAACTTAACTCCGTTCTCATTAAATATCTTTGCTAGTCCACCTATTTTCATTGGTCCTTTTGAATCAGCCTTGTCTGCCTGTGTATACCCTAGCATTATCTGGCTAAGTAAACTCTCAGGCATTATTTGATTGCCCTCACCTCTTGCTAGTGCCTCTTTACCTGATCTTACCTTTTCACTCCAAGACTTTATAGCACCCTGCATCTCTGTAGCTGCTCTGTCCACAGCCTCTTTAGCTAAGAGGGGCTTACCTATAGCTTCTCTTTGTAGTTTATTTACTAGTCTTTGTTGCTTCTTTATCTCTGGATTTGGAGCATTGTTTTTCTTTAGTTTCTTTAGTGTTTCTTTAGCTGCCTTAAACCTTTTAAGCGGAAACTCTTCCCCTCTAGCTGATGATCTAGCACTGTCCATAGCTTCTGCTAGTCCAGAGATACCATCGAACTTACCAAAAGCAAAATGTAACCCACCACCTACACCACCTAAAGTTAAAGATAATCCTGTTTGCATTGCACTGTACTTGTCTTGAGCACCAATATCTATATAGATATCTTGTATTGCTACATCCTGATACCCAGCAAGCAATGAGTCAATAGCGGTAGTTTGTAGCACAGCTTTTTTAGCTGCCCGTTTAGTGCCAAACTTAACGACATTAGGTTTCATTAAACCTTTCTCAAGCACAACTTCACCACCCTCAATGGTAGCCTGTTTAGCTGCCTTTTGTGCAGCCTCAAACTTTATCTTAGCTCTAGCTGTCTTAGCTGCACTATCAGCAGCCCTAGTCATAGATGCTTGTGTGTATCCACTACCTGCCAGCTTTGCAGTCATGGCCTCTGCTGCATCTAGGCCAGCTTTCTCTGCAGCCTCCTTAGTTGCACCAGACTGTGCAGCTTTCCTAGCTGCTGCTGCTACAGCGTTCTTTATAGCTGACTTACTGGCTGTACTAACACCCAACGCACCTGCCTTACCTAAGCCGCCTGTAGCTAGCCCTACGTAGTTTGTAGGGTCACTTGCTATGGATAGTATATAATCTTTCACGCCATCTACTGCACCAAACACACCATCATTTACAAACACGTTACCTAAGCTGTCGTACAGATCGTATGCTTCTTTTGCTATAACTTTAGTATCCTCATCTGCCTTACCTATGAACCTAGCTTCACCTGCAGTAGCAACTATGTTACTATTAAACCTACGCATACTGTCAACAAAGTCCTCCACCACAGTCTCCCTGTCTGCATCTCTGTAGGTAGCACCCTTCTTGCTAATCATATACTGTCGTATTTTGTTTAGCCTGTCTCTTCTGTACAGATCATCTTTCTTTAGCTTCTCACCTTTACGATTGTCAGGCTCAAACATCTCATCAAACTCAGTGTTATCTCTTTGCACAGGTGAACCAGGGCCTAGCTCTTTAGGTGCATCTAAATCTATACCATATTTTTTATAAATGTCTGCTGCTGTTGTCATTGTAGTGCATCCTTCAGGGCGTTAGAGAACTTAGTGCCTTTAGTTCCAAAAGCATCTGTACCAACTACGCCTGTCTTTAGCCAAGCCTTTGCTCCACCATGCCCTTGATTGTGGGCATACGCAAGAGCAGCTAGCTTTTCTTTTTTTGATAGCTTTTTGTATAGTGGGGAGCGCATCATATAAGAGTGATTCTTAGCTGTGTATGCAGCCAGCGCTTTCTCCTGTAAGTCTATGTCTGATCTAAAAGATACTCTAGACCTTGTGTCATGTTTAAGTGGTGTACCCAATAGCGATGCTGCATCTATCTTAGCGACCTTACCTAGCTGATACCTACCGTCATAGTGATTATTCTTACCACCTTTAGCAGAGTAATCACCTGCTGATTCTATCTTAGCTAGCTCTTCTCTGTAGGTATCCCATGAGCTTTTGTCTACTCCTATCTTGTCAGATACTAAACCATACGACACGTCTTCCCAATCAGCTTTAGGCTTAGTCATTAGTCCTTGCTTATCCTTTGTAGGTTCCTCTACAAGCTTACTGTATTGAACATATCCACCGCCCGTTGCTGGTGAAGGTTCTGCATATTGAGAATAAGAACCCATATCTTCAAGACCCACGTTCACGTTGCTTGGGGTAAGGCCCAGTACCATCATCGTCGTAGAACTTACCACCAATGGGAATAGCATCAAACGCCTTATCCTTTTCTTCCTGTGTATCATAGCTGTCTAACCTTACTATACTGGATTCTTCATCGGATGTCAAACTTTCTACATCTAACTTCTTACCTGTCTCAGGATCATGGGTATCTCCAAACAACTCATCCCATTGATTTGGTCTAAGATTTTTTGGTATTCTCATGCGTCCTGCTAGTATGTCATCTCTGTCTTCTCCACTCATACCTCCACCAAGTACAGTAGTAGAGAAGCTACGCTCTGGTCTAGGAGGTACACCACTAGCTATATTACCTCTATCATCCATATAGTAAGTTGCTTCTTCTACTTCTGGCTCCTCCGCTTTTTTTTCTTCTTCTGATGCCTTGATAGCACTGGCAAGTTTTATATTTGGAATATTACCAGCAAGGGCCATGTCTTTTAGTATAGTATCTATTTCCTCTTCTTCTAAGGCATTACCGCTTACTGACAAACCTTTTACTGTACCATTTGCATCTACAATAATCTCGTGTTTTATACCCTTATGACTTACACTAAATATGTTTTCAATATCATTCTTTGCAGAAGTGTTAGTCAGTATATCCTTTACTATTTTTCTTTCTAGGTTATCTCCTTCCAAGCTACCATAAGTTAGTTCTCCCATTTGTGAAGGTGATAAATATCTGTTTAACACATCTCCCATCTTATCTAAGTAAGTAGGATTACTTTCTGTTAGAACCTGTACTTGATTAAAGATAGCTTGCGATTTATCTATTGCTGCTAGCTCCCTCGCTCTAGCAATCTCATCTTCTGCATTTTCTCTTTGTGCTTGTTTAACGTAGTAGCCGCTATCTTGTTTATTTGAAACATCTCTGTCGATAGCACTTAACATAGTCATAAAACTACGTGATGCAGAGGACGCATCAAAGTCACGAGTAGGTGTAAACGAAAAGTACGTACCCGGTGCAACACTATCGTAAGCCTCTTGTTTAGACATTTCGTTTATGTCCATCACAGAGTACCCATCATAGTACGCATCTTTATCTAGTTGTGACCTGACTGATTCATCTAAGTCAATACCAAACAAGGTTTTAAGTACACCACGTTTAGGGTCTGTTGTACTGCCCAGTGATGGTTTGCTTAGTGCTGTGTTCATTTGATAGAACTCTTCTGATGCTACATCACCGTACTCAAAGTTATCATTGTAATCTATTAAAGATTCAACTTCATACTCATCAAACTTTTGTCCGGGTGTAAAGTCACGCCTCTTTGCCTCTGCTTGTGCAGCAGTTGATAAGTCAAACAAACCTTTAGGACCAGATGCAATAGCTGCATTAATATACTTATCATCAAAGCCCAGCGCTCTTAGCCTAGATATTTCAGACTTAGCTAAGTTACCTAGCTGTGCAAGTTTATCTATCTTACCTTTAGATGCTTCAGCATTTTCTTTTAGTTCTCTTTTGTAGTCTCGTGCTTCAGCAACTCTTGTATTAATCTGCTTTGCTGAACCTTCCAGAAACGCTGTAGCAAAAGCTTGTGCATTAAATCCCATAGTTATTTATCCTCTAGCCATTAGGCCCATCTCTGGTGTAGCCTGTTCTTGTGGTTCTTCTTGTAGCTCTTCTGGTTCTGCGCCCTCTTTAGGAGGTTCAGATACCTGCTCTAACTCTTCTGCTTCAGGTGGCGGCATGTCTTGTGCAACTTCAGTTACCCCCTCACGGCCTACATCTTGAGCTAAAAAGTCTGATATCTCTCCTAGCAGTTCTGTGCCAGCATCCTCTGTACCTTCTTCTTGTGCCTTACTTAATGCGCCTATCAACACTACCTGCATACGATCTCTTTCTTTTTGATCTATTTCAGCTTGTGCATCTTTATTTGTAAACTTATAATCTATCTCGTTGGCATCAGCCACAGCAGCTAAGAACTCCATGATTACAGGCTTTACCAGTATGGCTACATCTAACGTGTGTGTACCTCTCATAACTTGTGATAGAGTTAAGGCTTCAGCTATAGGGTTTATAGCTATACCAGCTACTAAAGCAGTCATCATATCATCCAGAATTTCTTCTCTGGCTAACTTAGTTATGTAGAACTGTGTTGCTTCTTCCACTGTGTTTAACCGTGATGGGCGCTCCCACGGCCTCTCACCGGGTGCGTGTGTGAATAGTGAGTTACCCGGTATGGGTGCTCCAAACTGTGTTACTGCCATCTTATTTTTCCTACTTAGTAAACCCAGCGCCAAAGTACAGACCTACTATGGCTGATACAATGTGTGTATCTAGGGGAGTGATTACAAATCCTTTTGCCATCTTCCATTGGATAGCTTCTTCAGGTCCAAACAGCCAGTTTAGAAAACCGCCCTGTACCTCTGTGTATCCTACATATACACTGATATCAGGATACCACACTGCGACTAGCTTTGGCAAGACAATAATGCTAAACACTGCAGATAAAGCTATAAGTCTACGTGTCCAAGCAAAGTGCTTATCATTCTTACCTGCATCTCTAGCTCTGTTGACTTGCTTGGCATTAAAGTTAGCACGTTCCATAAGCATCTCATTCTGAGCTTGCTTACCTTTTATGCTCTGCCCCCATATAGACATAACGCCACCCAGTATGGTAGAGAACAGCATGGTAATTAATTCTAAGGGTAATCCAAACATTAATTAAAAAGACCTTTTAAAGCTTTTTTTGCTGAACTAAATGCAGGATCATTAACAGCTAATCGTTTATTAAACTCAGGAGTTATCTC